ACGGCCGGCGAGGTGGTGCGGACCTGGGCGGACGCGATGGGGCAGGTGTCACGGGGTCTCGGGACACTCAGCTTTACGCTGCAGAATCCGTACGCGCTCAGCGGCAACATGAGTCCGGAGGAGATGGCGGCGCGCGCGCGGGAACTCGGCGGGCGCGTGGCGCGCGACGACTACAACAACCCCTACGTCTATGTGGCCGACAAGAACGCGCCGGGGCGCGCCGCGGGAGGCCCGGTGATGGCCGGCGAGGCCTACACCGTCGGCGAGCGCGGACCGGAGTTGTTCGTGCCGCGTCAGTCCGGCGCCATCGTGCCGATCGGCGGGGGCGGAATGTCCATCACGATCCAGGTGACGCAGCCGCTCGGGACGCCCGATGCGATCGCGCGGGCGGTCGGTGACGCGTTCGCGGCGCGGATGCGGAGCCTCGGCATGCGCCAGCCGATCGCCATCTGATGCCTGTCTTGACGCCGGCCCGCCTCGGGATTGCGCGCCTGGGCGCGACGCGGCTGGGGTATCCCGTCGCGGGAGGCGCGGTGCTGCCACGGTATGCCCTCCTCGGCGTGGCGCGGCTCGGCGCCACGCGGCTGAATTGGCATGGCCCGCAGGTGTACGTGTCGATCGGTGGCGTGCAGTACGCGACGGCTCGACCGGTGGCAGCGCAGTATGTCGTCGACGGCTCGCTCAGCATCACGGACACGCTGAACGAGACGCCAAACACGGCGCGCCTGACCACGCATGGGTTCATCCCCACCGTGGGACAGGACGTGATCGTCACGCTCGGATCGCGGAACAACCTTCGGCGTGAGTTTGGTGGGCGGATTCTCTCATTGGATCAGCGCTACGTCGGTACGCCCGCCAACTATCAGCACGACCTCAATCTCATCGACTTCACCTGGGGGCTGAACAAGCGGAAGGTGCGGCAGCGGTACACCGCGACGACAGTCGCGGTCATTGCGGCCGATCTGGTCAGCACGTATGCCTCTGGCTACACCGTGCAGATCGCCGCGGACATCGGTGCGGCGGCGATCGATGAAATCACCTTTACCGAGACGGATCTGACGGCGTGCCTCACGCAGCTAACGAAACGTGTGGGCGGCGACTGGTACTGCGATTATCACAAGGTCGTCAAAGTGTTCTATCGCGATGCCTCGGTGACCGACCCGACGATCCTCAACGCCGTGCATCGGACGTTGACCGTCTTCGCGGTGACACGGGATCTGAGCCAAGTGCTGACGCGGGTCTCTGTCGAAGGCGGGGGCGTCACCGCGGCGGCGAATGTCGCCGTCGGCGAGACGATCCTGCCGCTCGATGGAGATGCCGGCTGGTACCCGCCGGCCGGCGGGACGGTCGTCTCCGGGCCGCAGCGGATCACCTACACGGGCGTCGCGCCTGGCGGCGGCGGTGGGCTGGTCGGGCCGGGTGCGGCGCCGACGGCGATGCCAACCCTCACGCTCGCCAGCGGAGCCGGCATCGAGTCGGGCTCGCACGACTACGCGGTGACGTTCGTGACCGCATCCGGAGAGTCGAAGCCGAGTCCGATCGCGACGATTGCGGTGGGCGCCCTCTCGGCCCCGGCGAGCGCACCCGTGGCTGGCGCGCCGACGATCGGGACCGGACCCAATCCGGGCAGCCATGACTACGCCGTGACCTTTGTGACCGCGAGCGGAGAAACCCCGGCCGGGCCGAGCGTGACCAAGGCGACCGGTCTGACGGCGGCCCCGGGTACATCGCCCACACCTGGGACGCCGACAGATGGCGCGGGCGTTGACGACGGCTCTCACGATTACGCTGTGACATTTGTCACGAGCATCGGCGAGACGACGCCGAGCCCGATCAGTGGACAGGTGGTGACGAGTTCTGTTGCCGCACCGACTACGATTGGAATTGCTACAGCTGGATCTTTTGGGAGTTCGCATTTGGCGCCTGGCGGAACGTACTCATGGAAATACACGTTCCGTCGCAATGCCGATGGGGCTGAAACGCTTCCCAGCCCGGCGACGAACGCCATTACCGCGAACGCGGCGGGAAGTTCGTCGTTCGTTTCGTTGAGTGGGTGCCAGGCGCCTCCGTCTGGATACTCGCGAGCGTGGTACCGGACAACCAATGGCGGAGGAACGTGGAAAAAGTGCGACGATCCGAGCGTGCTGTTTTACGGGCGCGAAGTACCTAGTGAGGGATGGTTTAACGATGGCAGCGCTGATGTCTCACTCGGTGCTGCTGCGCCGGCAACGAATGGGGCAGCCGTGCAACATGTCCCTATCAGCGGCATCCCAACTGGCGACGCGAACGTCACGAGCCGGAAACTCTATCGGCGCTCCGGCGGCGCGGGCCTGAAGCTCGTCACGACGATCGCGAACAACACGGCGACGACGTACACCGATACGACGGCGAATGCGAGCCTGGGCGCCGCGCCGCCGGCCACGAGCACCGCCTACCTGCAGCGCATCCCGCTCACCGCCATTCCGACGGGCGGCGCCCTGGTGACGAGCCGGAAGATCTATCGCACGGCGGCTGGGAGCGCGCAGTTGAAGCTCGCCGCGACACTGGCCGACAACACCGCGACGGCCTGGACCGACACGGTCACTGACGCGGGCCTTGGGGCCAACGTCCCGACCGCGAACACGGCGACGGCGAATCAGGTCGCGGTGTCGAGCATCCCGATCGGTGCGGCCGCGGTGACGAGCCGAAAACTGTACCGGACGGCGGCGGCCGGATCGCAGTTGAAGCTACTGGCGACGATCGCGGACAACACGACCACGACCTATACCGACACCACGGCCGATGCCGGTCTCGGGGCCAACGTCCCGACGGCTGACAGCTCCGGGCTGACGCAGCCATCCGGCAACGTGCCGGCGCAATCGACGAGCCTGATCGTCGCCGGCACTGGAGCCTTCTCGGCGGCGGGTGGGTGGGCGGTCATCGGCAATGGCGCCCAGGTGATCCGCTACACCGGCCTCTCGGCGACGGCGCTTACGGGCATCCCGGCGACGGGCGCCGGCGCGATCGTCGCGACCATTGGCTACAACTCAACGGTGACCGCGGCGCCGCAACTGACGGGCATCCCCGCCAGTGGCGCCGGCGCGATTCGGCATCCGATCCTCAAGGGCGACGAGGTCAATCTCTGGGTCCAAGTGGATGACGTCGCGGCGCAGACGGCACTCGCCGCGCTCATCGGCGGCGATGGCATCCAAGAGGACACCATCCAAGATCGCCGGCTCTCGGCCACGGAAGCGCGGGCGCGTGGCGAGGCCTGGCTCGCGATCCGACGCGACGTCCACCTGACCCTGCGGTATCAGACGCGCGACATCAACACCCGCGCCGGGCGCACGCAGGCGGTGAACCTGGGACCCCCGTTCAATCTCACCGCGGACTTCATGATCCAGACGGTCACGGAGTCAGCCTTCGCGCCGGCGCTCTTCCCCACGTTCGACGTGACGGCGTCGTCCGTGCGGTTCTCGTTCGACGACTTCCTGAGACTGATTAAGAAGGCGGCATGACATGGCGATAAGTCGATCGTGGGTGGGCACCGATGACGATGGGAGCGGCACCACCGGCACCGTGGTCAACGTGGCGTACATCACGGCGCTCTGCGATGCGATCGATGCGGCGATCGCGGCCGGGACACCGAACAATCTCGCCTACGATCTCCTCCCGGACGCGGATGGCACGCGCAAGCTCGGGAGCGCGGCGAAGAGCTGGGATGGGTCAGAGCTGATCAATCTGTCGGCGAACGCGCTGGCGAGCGGCACGGTGCCCGATGCGCGGCTCAGTGCCGCTGTTGCGTTGCTCACCGGCACGCAGACGCTGACCGACAAGCGAGTCACGCCGCGCACCACGACCATCACGTCGTCAGCCACACCGACGATCAACACCGACGCGTGCGACGACGTGACCATCACCGCGCTCGCGACGGCGATTACGTCGATGACGACGAATTTGTCTGGGACCCCGACGAACTTCCAAAAGCTGATCGTTCGCATCAAGGACGACGGCACCGCGCGGGCCATTACGTGGGGCGCGGCGTTTGCCGCGAAGGGTACCGCATTGCCGACGACCACGGTCGCCACCAAACTGCTGACGGTTGGGTTCATCTACGACACGGTGGCTGGGACGTGGGGCTGCGTCGCGTCGGCGCAAGAGGCATAGATGTCGCAGACCGTGTACACCACCGCGACCACCGGCACGACGTTCGTCGTGCCCGCAGGCGTGACATCGATCGCCGTCAAAGCCTGGGGCGGGGGCGGCGCCGCGGACAGCAACGCCAATGCGGGCGGTGGCGCTGGGTTCGCCGGGGCCACCGTGAGTGTGACGCCAGGAGAGTCGCTCACGGTCCGCGTGGGGGGCGGTGGCACCGTTCCGGGGGCCGCCGGCGGCGGTGGGGGTGGCGGGTATTCGGGCCTCTTCCGGAGTGCGACGCCGCTCG